CCTGGGGATCTATATAGGGGCGTCACGACCCTGCGTCAAGCGCCTCAAAACGGTGGCTCGAACCGCCCCGTCGTGGCGGCGCGCTCTCGCATGCTCGCAGCGACACGACGGATCGCCGCCGCGCGCTCTGGGCGGCGATCCCACTCCTCGTCGTCCGCGATCCGCTCCAGGCGCGACGACGCCTGAAGCAGATCAATCAGCGGCGTCTGGCGCTGTGGTTTCGGCGTCCTCATCGTCTCTCCCCTTCAACCGGACAACCGCGAGATCGTACCCGTATGCGTTCAGGGCTGCGCGGATCATATGCAGGCGCGGGCTTGTGCCGCGTTTCGTCCAGTTTTGGATCTGGTGATATTTGAGTCCCGCGCGACGTACATATTCTCTGTTTAGACCGGCGTTGCGACGCATGATTTCGCCTAGCTTTGCGACCGCAGGATCAACTCCTCGCACGGCGCCAGAGACCCGCTGTCGAGCGGATTTCATGACGCCGCGCATCCGAAACTTTTCCAGGTTTGATCTGCACTCTGGGCTCTCGACCCATGCGCGCCGCCTTTCGCTCATGCTTTTCGTTTTCGCTTTCATTCGTTCGGTTCCTCTTGCGATGGCTTTCTCACATGGAGACGTTGCGCGCGACGTGCCAGGATCTCAGCCGCAAGCCCGCTATCTGCGCGCTGCTCGATCTCGCCTGGGCGATGGCGGCTGGTCATGGCGTCGATGGCAGCGCAGGCCAGATCGATCCAGTCTGGATGATTGGGGGCGGGCCAGGGATGTCGTGAACTAACCAGTGCCCGCTCGGCTATGGCCCGCGCAACTCTCGTGATCTCGTTACTCATGGCTTGGCCTCCTTGAGCGCGGCGCGGGCGCAGGCTCCGTTTGCATTGTGGCCGTTGTAGGCATCGTCCGCGTAATGACGCAGCGCAGTTTCCAGCACCGCCACGCGGGCGCGCAGCCGCATGGCCTCCTGACATGCCACGGTCCCGCGCACGCAGTTGACTGTGAGCGCACCGGGCTGCGCCAGGACGACGGACGCCTCGACCAAAGCGCGCAACCGAATGATATCGTTGGCGGCGCGATCAACGACAGATCGGTCGATCTGCCACTCCTCTGCGTATTCGCGCAAACGCTCCACGATATCGTCGCTCATGGCTGGGCCTCCTTAAGCGCGGCGCGCACAGTCGCCTCGATGGTTTTCGCCATTTTCATCGGGTCGGACGTATCGATTTCCATTCGTGGCGCGAGAGTGGTCAGCAGCCCGAGTGCTTCCCACAGTGACGCCTCGCGGGCGCGGAGGCGCTCGATCTCGGTAGCGGCTTCCTCCATATCGGACTCGGTCGGTTCCACGTCCAATCGCAATCTCTCCACGATGTCGCTCATCGTCCGTCCTCCCTCATCTCGCGGCATATCCGCCGCAGTTCCTCTGCCTGCGCTGCGCGCTCGGTGTCGCGGTCTACCACCGCCGCCCACGCCGACGCCGCCTCCTCCGCCGCCTCCGCCGCCCACGCCGCCGTCGACGCCGCCGCCGCCGCCGCCGCCCGCGCCGCCGCCCAGAGCGCCGCCGCCCACGCCGCCGTCCGCGCCGCCGCCAACTCCGCATCGCTCGCTTCGCCGCGCGCAAATCGTTCGGCGACATCGAGAGCGGCGACACTGCGCGCATCGGCCATGTGGTGCTGGACTCTCCGCGCGCACCAAACGCCGAATAGCCGGATCTCGCGGTCGCAGTTTTCGACGGCGCGCAGACACCACAGCGCGTCGTCGAGGCCGTTGTGCTCCAGCACGGTGTCGATCCACAGCGTCTCGTCGTCAGGCTGCGTTTTGTTCAGGCCGCGCAGCAGTCTCCACCAGCCGTCGTGGCATGGGAGGTGAGCGCGGATCTGGTTGAGGGTGGTCCTCATGGCTGGGCCTCCAGCGTCATCGAGCGATGCCAATCATGCAGCGGTCGAGCCCACTTGCGGGCGTGCTCGAAGGGCCTGTCTGCGGTGTAGTAGCAGACCGTCGGTGGATAGGTAGGGCTGTCTGAGCCCTCGTTTGCGACGAAAAGCACTCGGTACAGGATGCCGTTCCGGTGACGCCAAAATTGCCCCGGCTGTGGGGTCTGCGGATCATCGATCATGACTTGGCCTCCAATTCGCTCGCCATCCGCTCATACTGAGCAGCGATCAGTAGATTGCGCCGCCGCGCGTCCGACTGCGACGGGTATTCAGCGGCCTCGGCGACGCGCACGCTGGCCGCGCCGCGCCACCATGCGGGCAGGCGAGCGAGGCGGGGGATGGGATCGGTCATCATGGCGCCACCGCCAGGACGGCCACGACGCAGCCGATCATGGCTGCGGCGACGGCAACCCAAACAAGCGCATCCTTCAGGGTCTGGTTCATCGTCATCCTTCCTCTCTAAAATCGCAGGTTGTTGGGTCGGATCCAAACAGCCTCTTCCTGTTGATCCAGCCGCCGAATGGCTTGGGAACGCTAATCCAGAAGAAAGCTGCTGGAAGACTAAAATCCATCTTGTATGTGCAAACGCCGCTCTTCCGCTTGTCCAGACGACCAGAACGGTAGCGATCCCATTCTGCGTATTTGCACCCTATGCAGATTGATTTCTCTTTCATCGTCTTCCCCATCAGAACGGTGGCTGGATGCGCTTCTGCATTTCTTCGATGTAGCCGGTGACGATGCACCGGCAGAACAAGAGCCACTCCTGCTCGGTCAGCGTCGCGAGATCGCTCTTTCGGATCTCGTCGAGGTACTCGCCGCCCTTGTGCCCGCCCGCTTCAATCGCGGCAAGCTCATCGGTTGTTGGATCGATCACGTTGTCCCTCCCGTCCATGCACTGAATCGAGCAATAGTACTCTGGCTGCGCTGGCTCGCTCAGACGCCGCTTGTTGCGCGGCGTCTGGAAAACGAACCCACGTTCACCTCGACCGCACGGGCATATCGCGCGCATCAAGCACCTCGAAATAGCGTCCGACCTGACGCACCTTGATCTCGCTCGGCTGGCGGACCTCGTTCAGCCGCTTCATGCTCTCGGTCACGCTGCTCGGCGCAGCGCTGCTCGCGCGGCGCTTCCACCATGCGCGCGCCTTGTCGCGAGCGTAGCCATCATGCTCCAGGCAAATCCACTCCGAGACGCTCGCCGTGCGCGTTTGATAGGTGACGCGCAGGCTGTCGGGCTTGCCGAGCTTGCTGTGACGCGCGAACGACATGCCGGTGACGCTCACCCACTTCGGCGTGCTGTCGCTCAAGATCGCGGAGGTATCCGCGACCGACGCGATCTTCGGCTCGGGCTTCGGGAAAACGTGACCGCAGTCGGGGCATTCGCTCGACGACGCATGCACATATGAGCCGCACGACGGGCACTCCTTCACCGGTGCCTCGCCCTCGCCGTCGCTCTTGCCCTTGCCCTTCGGCGCGACCGCATCAATCGGGCCATGCCGCAGGATGTTGCCCGCGAAATCGAGGACGAGGCAGTTGGCCTTGCCCTTCGCGAGGCGCATCCCGCGACCGCAGATTTGGACGTACAGGCCGGTCGATTGCGTCGGGCGCAGCATGGCAATGAGGTCAACCGCCGGGGCATTGAACCCGGTGGTCAACACGCCCATCGAAACCAGACAGGTGATCTCGCCGCGTTTGAACGCAGCGATGGTCGCGTCACGCTCCGCTTTCGGAGTGTCACCGAAGATCGTCGCGACGCTGACGCTATGCTCGCGCACGATCGCCGCGAGAGCCTGCGCGTGATCGACGCCAGCGGCGAAGATCAGCCAAGACTTCCGCCCGTCGCGCGCGGCGAACTCGGTGACTTCCTTGATCGCAGCGCGGTTGACGCCGTCGATATTGACTGCGCGCTCCAGATCGCCAGCGATGTAGTCGCCGCCGCGCGTGCCGACGCCAGCAACGTCGAGCTTCATGCCGGTCGCCTTCGACACGAGCGGCGACAGGTAGCCCGACTTGATCGCTTGGACGACGGGGTAGCTGTACGCGGTGCCCGAGAACAGCGCGTCGTCGCCCTGGTCGAGGCGACCGCTGTCGAGGCGATATGGCGTCGCCGTCAGACCAATCACGCGGGCATACGGGTTCGCGACGCGCAGATCGTTGATGAATTTCTGGTAGCGGGTCGCCCCATCACGCGGGATCAGGTGCGCCTCATCGACCAAGATCAGATCGACTTTTCCGAATTTATGCGCGTGGTCGGCAACCGACTGGATGCCGCAGAAGATGATCTTCTGCCGCGTGTCGCGGCGACCGATGCCCGCGCTGTTGATCCCGGCGGGCGCTTCCGGCCAGAGGCGCAGAAGCTCGGCGTAGTTCTGTGCGATCAACTCGCGCACATGGGTGACGACGAGGATTTTCGAGTCCTCGTACTGTTCGAGGACTTGTTGGCACAGGCCAGCAATCACAAGCGACTTGCCGGTGCCGGTCGGCAACTCGATAAGCGGGTTGCCGTCGCGGGTCTCGAACCACGTCCAGATGCTCTTGATCGCTTGGGCTTGGTAGTCGCGGAGGGTGATGGTCATCTGTAGCTCCTGTCTCTCCCCGCCGGGATGGCAGGGGACGGGATCTATATAGGGTCTCTACGCCTCCGTGTCAATCACCCTGTTTCCCGTCCCGCCAGACGCTCCCGTCGATCAGCCGGTACTCGACCCAGTCGTCGCCAGCGTCGGTCTGCTCGCCGTCGATCAGATCAGGGATGTAGAGATGCGCGGGGCATCCCGACCTCTGCGTTTCAACGTCGAGCATCTTTTCAAACCGCGCGCAATGCCAGCCGCCCGCCAACAGCGGCGTCGAGTGCAGACACGTCCGACAGTTCGACGCCGCGCTCGTCGGCGCGCTCCGATCAGCAGCGTGACAGCCGTCGTAATGAGGACAGAACCGGCACTCGTACCACGACGGATCAGTCGAGATGCCGGTCGGCATGCGCTGCGCCTCGATAACACGCTGCGCTTTCGAGATCAGGTTCAGCGCAGCCACCGCATCGTATTCTGTCCGCACGGTCACCATGCGGCGCACCCCTGGCGAGCCGACAGTCAGATAGTGCCGATGCGCGCCCAGGTAATGCATGTAGATCTGCGCCTGCGCGTAATAGGTTGCGTCCCATTTCGCGAATGCGGCCTTCTCGCCAAGCCGAGTTTTCAGATCGATCAGCTTCTCGAATTTCTTTTCGTTCGCGATCTTGCATTCCCAGACATGCAGCGCTTTCGCCTGGGGCAGACCCTCGATGAGACCGTCCGCGTTGCCGCGAAAGTGCCCGCCGAGATCCGCGAAGCCGATCTGGTTCCCGGCCTCGTCCTCGGTGACCAGCTTGACGCCGGGGACCATCCGCAGGCGATCCGCCATGATGCGCTCGCCGCGGTGCCCATCGTCGATTGCGCACAGCCCCGCCGCCGCGATGATCCGCTTGCGCGCCCATCGGAAATCCAGCCAGAGCCTGCGCTCGCACGACTGGCCGATGGCGGATGCGCCCAGGTACGCGCGCGGGCTGTCCTCCTGAAGCTTTTCGAGGGCGCGGTTAATCGCGTCGATGACGGGGTCACTGTGATCAAGCGGGGGGAGCTTTGCCATTGTGTCCTCCAGGGCCGAAAATCAGCCCGCTGGCGCGCAAAAGCCAGCGGGCTGGTGTTGCGTAGCGGGCAGTCAGCGCTTGCGCTCCCACGGCTTCCCGGCGGGCTTCGCGGGGGTCGCCTGGGCGGGTGCCGAAGCGGCCTTGCTCGGGGCGGTCTTGCTCGGGGCGGGCGCGCGGGCGGAGACCTGCGGCTCGCCATCCGGCGCATAGCCGTATGCATTCTGCATCTCGCCCGTGACCTTGTTCTTCTGCATGCGAACCTTCAGCACAAACGGGATCTGATGCAGTTCGTCGGTGTCTTCGATGGCGCCCTTTCCGCATGCCTCGCACATGTCGGCGAAAGTGCGGCGTGCGATCTGGACCGCTTGCTGGTTGTCGTTCCACAAATTTATGCGATCCCAAAAGCGGCGACCCTGATGCTCGCCGTCGAGCAGGGCGCCCTGGAATTCGATGTACTGACCGCTTCCGCTCTTCGTCGCCTTGATTTCGCTCGCGACGAATTCGGCGCGATAGCTGCCAACAGGAAGCGGCTGAAATTCCGATGGCGGAACCTCGCTCGCGTCAAACTTCTCACCAAGATGTGCCATTTGATTTCCTCATTCGATTGGAAGCGGGGCCAGGACAATCCTGGCCCCGCAGCGCGGATCAGGCGCGGGCGCCACGCTTCTGCCGCGCGACGGAGACGCGCGCGAACTGAACGTCACGGTCAGCCGAGATGGTCTCCATTGCGGTGTCCGCGCGCGTGCAGACGCCGACGATCTCGGCGTCGCCGCGATACAGAACGTAGACGACCGGGTCTTTCGCCGGAGCCTTGGTCGCGGTGGTCTTCTTCGTCTTCTTCTCGTCGGACATGATTGTCACTCCTTCTTGGTGCCGCGTTTCACCGCAGACTTCTGCGGTGCATCCTGAGCCGGTTGCGGCTGGTCAGGCTCGGATTGCTCGGCAGGCGCGGCATCCTCGCCG